TGACCATGCTGCCTCTGCTGACCATGCTGCTGACTCTGCTGCTGACCTTGCTGCTGACTCTGCTGCTAACCATGCTGCTGACTTTGCTGCTGACTTTGCTGCCTCTGCTGACCTTGCTGCTGACCTTGCTAACTCTGCTGCTGACCCGTTCCACTCACCGCTTTTAATAGCATCTTCATATATTTTTAATACTCCTCGAATAGAATCAACAACTTGTTTTTTAAGCTCATCAGAAATATTATCCAAAGATAAAACCCTATCAATATTTTCTTTAAGTAAATACGTAGAAAATTTCCATTTGACTGGTTCAAGATTCACGCCCACTGGAATTGCTTTAGCAAACTTCTCAGGCCATAACTTGGCTTCTTCAACTGATAATCCTTCAAAAATTCCATCCTCAAGTCGTGCTAACCATTCTGGAATACCAAGTTCTGTTTCGTAAACTGAATGGTCTGAGGTTGAGTAGGTTTTATTCAATCGGATATTTAGTGAATGGATTGAACATCCTACAGCACAACCCTTCCAGATACCGTTTTCTCTGCCGTATGTACCCTGAACAATTTGATCGGCTTTCCGATGTTTAATTATTTCTTCTAAAAAGATTTTCTTTAAATTTTTATCGTTTTTATATGATATTAGATTCATAAATTCACCTCCTCCTATGATTGTGTATTCTATATTCTATTGCATCATCAATTAGAACATCTACTGTCTCACTGGTCATAGAATCGTTTCTGACGAACAAAGATTCATACCATGTACGTTTTTGTAACTCTGTCCATCCAGAAGCCTCTATGGCGATTGGAAGGCCTTCTAGAGCCGCTTGATGTAATGCTTCGTCAATGGTATTCATATTATTTTTCTCTTTAAATATTGATATAACAAAAAGGGGAATATCCAAAAGGGTAAAAGTATAAATAAATCTTCATAATCCGTATTTTCTATATTATTCTTTCAACCGTCTATTTGTCTCTCCGGTGTATTCATCCAATCGACAAACTTACATCCAGATTGTTGACCGTTAATGAATTTATTATTCTCGCATTTAATATATCTGGATCCATCTTTCTTTATTCCGTAGATAAGCTTCCCTCCATCAAAGCCACAAAGCCTATTAGGTACATACTCGACTGGCTTTACTTCCTTTTTAAATCCTCTTATAACTGGCGTGCCGCCCTTTTCAGCTATTAATTTAATCGCGTTATCTAATTCGGTAGCAACTTCTTTAAGACTATCCCCCCGTAAAGTGAGTGAAACTTCAAACCCATCGGTTCTCTTATAGTTTGTGAACATCGTCACCGGAGCTTCCGGTAATGGTAATTTATCCATATTATCCTATTAACCTCCCTTTAATATCTTCTAGAAGTTCTTCAATTTTTACCTCTAAGTCTTCATCAGACCATTTATCATTTACTTGAACTTCTATTGCAAAATCTTTTATTAAATCTTTTAAGGTTGTCATATTATTTTAATTTAGTAATACAATCCGGTTGATAACCATTCACCGCACATACATGAGCATTATATTGATTGAGACGTGGTTGATTTAAAACAATAATTACTATAGAAAGAATTAACAAAATAAAAGAAATAACTATTTGAAATAAATAAGAATTAAGTAATTTCATGTTTCTCCTTTAAATATAAATTAACCAACTCTTGAATAATTTGCGAAATGCTTGTGTGATTTCTTGCAGCTAAAACCTTTAAGTCTATATGCTGCTGAATTTCAAGATAAACTGTTACTTGTTTTACTTCCCTCATGAATCTATACTAAACCTTTAATATTAAAATGTCAAGGGGCAATTTCAAGTTGCATCTGTGAACCCAAAGAATCGCGCAACCGTTTTTGTTTATCTTTAAGAGCCTTACCTAATACTGCTATGAACTTCCTCTTATTAGGAGTTGCTAGTAAATACCTCTGTCTTAAATCAATAAGCTTTTTATCTATAACTGATATTTCTTCTATTGCATTCATGGTTGTTTATCGTCTGGTAGATCACACTCGTATCCATATTTATGACAAGCGTGATATCTCGGAGCATCTTTAGAAAAGCCTGCTGTTTGATATACATGCTCAAACGTATCATAAATTGTTTTATCAATATCTTTTAATATAGCAATTTTAGGTTTATGTTCTTGTAATTCATTCATAACTATATAAAAATATATCAACCCATATTAGGGCTACGCCCTCTCTTAGTTCTTTTTTTCGTCCCTCTTCTCACTCCCTCCCTCGCATTACCGCATTCATCCCTCGGTGGTTATCCTTCGTACCCTTTATGTAAAATAGCACGTAGTACCTTTTATAGTTCCTTGCGTCATAATCTTGTATGACTCAAAGCAAGTTTGCGTATAAAGCTCGGTCGGTCGTTTCGAATGTCAGATTGTTAAGCTATTCCAGTCCTTTAGGCTGTATAGTTAGGTAGCTGACTCCCCATTCGTCTTGTGTTTGTTATGTAAAAACGGGGGAAAAGTTAGTTGGGTTAGTTGGGTTAGTTGGGCGGATTGTCCTGAAGTAAACGGTTTTGAAAAGTCTAACATATTTGATTTAATGTCTTGCTGGAGATGGACTTGGGGATAGGTAGCTAGTGGATTTCCCTGATACGCATGATAAGAGTAGAACCCCTGTCCAGTCTGGTTTAATTGTCCCAAACCAACAGTGGGTCCTATGTGTGCTGTGTGTAGATAAATTAAGATATAAAGTATTAAAGCCATAAAAAACCGCTTGGGTCACTCGACTTTGCGTTGGCTCTAGAACGGGCCTAAAGCCGAGCTACCTAAACGGTTTTACGGTTCTAGATTTACGCATTTATATTATACACTATTCTGTCAAGATAGCAAAAAAGGCAAGGGCTACCTCCTTGCCTTTAATGTCTGCCCAATTGTTGCCCTAGAAAAAACCTCTATACTTACTAAATACTCTATAACACATTTCTTAGGAAATTACAAGTCTACGGATTGCCTCCGCCAAAACCTGTATGCCAAGTGCTACATCGGGAGTGTATGGACCGTAACTAAAGTGTGCCAGTCCCATTAATAAAGCTTGTGCTCCGGCAATGATAACTTGAAAGATAATTACTTTTAAATCGTGCTTGTTCCATTCAAATGCGCCTGATTGTGGATTCATAGGATTCACCCCCTTAAGTTTTAGTTGTTTTAGTTGTTGTCGTAATAAATAATTTTCATCTTTTAAGTAATTAATTCGTTGGATAATCTTTTTAACAACTTCCTGCTTAATCATTACATCGCTTCAAGTTTCTTTATAAGCCACTTGAGGCCTTTAATGAAGTTGGGGAAGTGAGAGGGGGGTGGAGAATCGAAGACTGAAGGAGGCTGTACTGACAGGGTAACAGTCTCAGGGGTAGGAGTTGGCACTGCAACTGTTGGAGTGCTAATGATTGCTACGGGTCTATTCTCAAGTTCGGTTATTTTGTCCGTAAGCTCTTTAATTTTGGTCATTACCTCAGTAGCGTTGTTATAGCCAAGTGCTACGAATAAGTCATATTGCGTACTTTTGTTTACTAACCTATCAAAGGTTGTTTTATCAACATACGTCCCGCTCAGGGGTTGGGCAGGAAGAATCGGTCTCATCCACCCCTGAACAAATTGATAGTTATATGTTTTCTTTTGGCAAACACCGCCTACGGGGTCATTCTGTTCAAAAAGATCAAAATTGTTAGTATCACCGATGCCAGTACTAATACCAGTATGCCCAACAGTTCCATTAAAATCCCTAGAGAAACAAACAATATCCCCAATCTGAGGAATGTTATCCGGAGTGTTTGGGATGATTTGAAAATATGTGGTATTTGCATTAGTAAGGAGATCATCGGCATTACCCCAAGTATGACTTAGGCCTAAGAAATCTGTCCAGACTTCAATTAAACCTACACATTGCGATTTGTTTTCTGTTGTATCCCCAACATCTCCCTGCCCTTCATATTTACCTAAAAATTGATTGAACTTATCTTGCATATTGCAATGTATTGGTTATATTGATATAATAACCTTATGGTTAAGAAATTTTGTATTATATGCAAAAAACAATTCTTTGTACATAAATATCGACTTCATACAGCTCTCGCATGTTCTCTTAGTTGTCGTTCTAAATATATACAAATAACTCACCCTAATCTGCGAAAAACTCTTCCCCATAAATTTGGGAAAGAACATCCTCATTGGAATGGTGGCAAATGGACGGATCATCAAGGATATATACACTTGAGATTGCCTAATTATCCACAAAGTAATCCTAGAGGATATTATCGAGAACATCGTTATGTGATGGAACAACATTTGGGACGTTTTCTTAAAAGATCGGAGCATATTCATCATATAAATGGAAATAAACAGGATAATAGAATTGAGAATTTGGAGCTTTTTAAAAATGCGATGGATCATGCCAATCATCATATTTCTTTAAATGGTTCTGCTCATAATTAAATATTTATCAGCTATCATATGTTGAGTTTAATACTTTTTTGTCTCATTTGTCAAATCAGTGATTATTCAGTGATTATGCTGTAAATAAAAAATAAACAAATATTCTATAACAACAGCAATAATAGCTGATAAAGTTGGGGCGAAAAATTTCCATGCATTACTGGATTTCTCAAGTTTTCCAATTCTTGTTTCGGTCTGTTTTGCTACTTCCTGTAGATCTTTACTAGTTGCGTAGACATTTGCAAGAAGCGAAATAGAAGTTTTAATATCAGAGATATCACGCTGGACATAACCAATATTGGTTGAGATTACCGCTATCTTTGTTTCTGTTGTTTCTGGAATTTCACTCATACTAGACGTAATTATATTTACCATACGTTTTACTATGTTGTCCACCTCCAAGACGTTTTAGATTTACTTTTTGAATTGGTAATTGTTTCATTGCTTGCAAGGTAGGTTGTTTCATTTTAGTAGTTCCTACTTTGGCACTCAACCCTTTGATCGCTCCTTTTGTCCCTCCGCCGAAAGAAACTTTGGGAGCTTTGGCTTTTGCCTGTGCATGGGCCTGCATGGTTGCCTGATGACGCGCTTGTATTGCTAGCATCCCTTTTCCTAGCGTTCCTCCGGCAAGCATTTTCCCGCCAGATGATTTGGCAACACTAGCCAGCTTACCCGTACTACCCGTACCCCCTCCGCCTTTGATGGGAAGGCGGGAACTGGCAGCTCTACTGCTTCCGTATGATTTAGCTCCGGTTGCTCCCGCTGTTGGAGGAAGCCCCATCGCCTGCAATTGCTGATTGTTATACGCATCTAGGGCGTGAAAGTAATTTTGCACCTGTGGAGCGTTCCACTGTTTGGCATTCATAAGAGCCTGTGTTTGCGAATCCGCTGTCGGATAGGGTATTGAGGTACTCCCCCCCGTTCCTCCTGTTGCGGTCTGTTGTGGGAGGGTAAGTGCCCATTGGCTGCGTTGTGATAAGAACTGTTTATACCAGGGGAGTTGCTGGAGCATCGCCGAGTAGGTACTCTTCTGACCAGGTAATTTATCAGCCGCCGCCATAACCAGATTTCTATATTGGGCTGGTAGATCCCACAAGGGATCATGGTTTGGTTGGCTCTGTTGAAATTTTACTTCCGCTTTCATCACATCCGGATGATGCAAAAGAACGTCATATTTATCCGGAGTCATTCGAATAGTTTTATCAATCATCGGATTACCAAAATTGTCTTTTGACTGTGGATGAAGACTGTCAAAGATGGTTTGGTCGTTAGGGTTTTTTAAACTATCATGTGTCGCTTTAAGCGAGGCAAAGTATTTCATAGTCGGGTCTTGAGCGTTGGTTGTGGTACGAAGTCCCGCTATTTGAATCGCTGCCTGTTGCGGCGTTATCTTACCCTGCTGCATATTAACAACATTTTGTACGCCGATAGGCAGTTTACTCGTACCGATGTTTTGAGCCATTTGCAAGGCAGCTGGTGTTTTAGATTGAGGATTAACAATATTGTTTCCGTAATAATCTTTACCTGTTAATGCCCCTTGAGCCCCAGATAGGATAGGATTGAGTCTTGCCTGCCCATAATGTTGAAGATTGGTTGTATCGCCTTGCAGCAGTCCCAAAACTGGCTTACTAAATTCGCTAATAAAAGTTTGGGGTAATACAACATCCTGCTTGTGGCCTTTGGGATTGGTAAGGTCTGTTTGGATTGTCGGATTAGTAGAGTAATTTGTCATTATTTGTTGCAAATTTGGATATTGACCCGTTGCTAATTTTGTTCCTAATGTTGCGAGTGTTCCGAAAAGAATTGTTTTTCCTAAGACAGCGCGTCTTGCTAACTCTCCGGCATCGCCACCTTTTGTAAGCGCGTCTTTAAGCATGGAAGCCTTAGATAAAGTAAACTGTGGAGCAAGGAAAACACGCGAAGCAAGCTTCATCGTATTAGGATTAAGATTCATTGTTCGAGGATTCATCTCGCCAATAATTTTTTCTATTTCCTGTCCCGCTTGTCCTCCCTGAAAAGATTCAGGATCTATCTTGCCGGATCCAAATACCTGATCGACCAGATTAAGTTTTAGCGTATAGAGTTCACGATCAAACATCGCTTTTTGCATCTCTGAAAATGGATTGAGTTTTGCTAAGCCCCGGTTTGGTAACTCCCGATCCATTTTAACCCCTGCCCGTAATCCCGCATCAAAAACTGAGTAGTCTTTTCCTTCAATCGTCTTGCTTTTAAAACTATTAATTATCCCCTGTGTCGCTCTTTCAGAAACATACGAAGGGATAGACTCCAATAGTCCTGTAGTTGCTCGTATTGGATTAAAAATCATTGATCCTGTATAATTTCCAGAAATGTTTATAGAATGAAAGCCTGACATGCTAAGCAGCATCCGCTTCATAGGCCCTGACGCTTTATCGTAGAGAGAAGCGATTGTATCTAAGGCTCCCGTGTCCTTTAATCCCTGTATTGTTCCCTGTAAAACATTTCCTCCGTTTTCACGTGTAGCATCCTGAATGTGCTGAAATAATAATCCTGTAGTTAATGGTTGATAGCCCTGTAGTCTTTTGTTTACGTCAGGGTGAAAAGACATTCCTTCTAGTCCTGGAATATTCGAGTTGATAAAGGCTTTTCCTTCCGGTGTCGATCCAACACCTTGAGAGCTTACTTTATCCGGAACCGCTTGTGTAAGCCCCTGCTTTAGGGCTTGTCTGCTAATTGCATAACTTGCTCCACCATAATCGTCTTTCAAGTCTCCTAAGATATTCTCATTAAGACGGGTAAATCCTTTGGCTTCTCCCTCAGCGTAGTTATAAAAAACTCTGGGTTGATTAGAGTACCCGTTCCATTTTTGTACTCCCCGCTGAGTAGCAAGTTCGTTAAACTCTGCCAGTTTCTGCGGGTCAAATAAATTCCATCGTTGCCTAAGATAGTTTTCCCGTACAGGCGTGTCTCCGCCAACTGCATGATCTGCTGCGATTCTGAAATCATAGTAGTCAGTAATCTTTTGCATAAAGTTGGTGAATGCTTTGGGGTTCTCCGCCTGTTGGGAAAGGGCTGCTATTGTCGTAGGGGTCTCGTCTTCTCCTGGCTGCCATTGTTCTGCAAGCTTAAGATCGTTTGGAGAGATTTTTGTTCCAGCTATATACGCATCTTTCCCTTTGACTTTAATTTCATTAGAGATTCGTTCAGAATTAACTATAGCTGATTGTATTTTTTCGGTATCATTTGAGCCCGAAATCTTAAGATTTACTTGATTCTTGGTTCCCCCGCCTGTGGGTGGTACATACCCTGGTGTATTGCCTGTTTTTTGATCTTTTGCTACGACTCCCATATCCTTCTCAAAGCCTGGGATGGTCTTTCCTTCAGCTTTTGCATCCTGCAGGCCTTGCGCTAACGTTTGTGCCTGCTCCTGTGGCATTTGGGCTGTTGCCTGAGCGTTTGCCTCTTTCTCGGCTTGTAACTCAGGTGGTGGTTTTTCTCCAGCTTGTGCGCGTATCTCGTGATTAACAATACTCTCTAAGAAGGAGTTAGGATCATGCACTTGCAATTCTCCCCGCACCCCATCTTTAACGAAGTCTATATGATAAGCAGAGTAGGTATCCTTGGTCACCTGCTGCTGTTTGAGGATCTTTAGCTCTCCATTTCGCTCCATATCATTAATTGCTGAAATGATTTGTCCTTTTTGCTGGGGAGTGTTGGCAATAAACCGACCCCCATAGGGATCGTTGACTCCTTTAGCACTATACTCTTCAGTTCCTTCTAAGCGGTGTTGGGCAACCTTTTGTACAAACGTATCAGGAGCCTTAACCCTACTTTCAAAATCCGCAAAAGGATTAAGTCCCGCGCTTTCAGCTATCTTCTGGAAGCTTTCATCTAGGGCAGGTTGAGCATTTTTTGCTTTATCTAAGATACCTTGAACCTTGGCTTTGCCTTTATCGGTTGTAAGTTCTGGTGCTAACTCTTTAATTTTATCGGGGGTGAGTGCCGCTTCCCCCCCGATTTGTTCCTTGAGCCCCTGTTGTTCCTGTGTTTGAGACTCCAGATCAAAGCCGCCCTTAATGTCTACTGGCTTTACGCTTTCGCTCTTAAGGGCGGCATAGACATCTGAAAGTAATGGTGCATCCTTGTGTAAGATAATAGCTGGTACTTTATCAACTCCTAGTGCCCGTGCTGCTGGTATACCATGATGACGGTCAATAATATCATATGCCGTTGGCATGTCAGGATTGCGCCTCACAATAGCTAACTCCTGGTCTCCATTATTTGCAGTCCACTGTGTTGCAACCCGATTATCAATAACCGCTGCTGACTGCTTAGGATCCAGGGGAATAGTTCCCCTATCTGTTGAGATATACCCGATATAACCGTTAAGCTCTCTGAGAGGTTCTGGCCCTTTTCCTATATCAGCATAGGTGTCTCCATGATTATTAATCTCAGGATGTTTATCTAAGAAAGTGTTCCAGTCTTTTTCAGGAAGAAGCTTATCAGCCAGATAAGAGGAGTTATCATAATTTACTCTATTCTCCTGAATCTTTGGCATCATGCCTTGTACGGTTTTGGCGGCATCGGGTTCAATTCCTTTCGTGTCTCCAAATGGTAAAAGACCTTTTGTATTCGGAACTGCTTTATTAAGAGCCTGTTTTGCTCTTGCTGTTACATCATTTATTCCACCTATAGCACTTACTCCAAGTCTTGGTTCTTCAATTCCAATGGGTGCAAAGTTTGTTGCAAATTCCTCAGCGGATTGTTGCTGTTGAGGGGTTTGACCTGCAATAAGACCAGGAAACAGTTGATGTCCTACTTGTTGAAAGGGAACTGCTACCATATTCATTGCTCCTGATGTTTGCGATGATAGTAATCCATTCTGTTTTGTTCTTTGTGGAGTCACTTGCGGGGTAATCTGTTTAAGAGCTTGGTCTGCAAGAGAGGGGACTTGTGAAGCAATATTGTAGAAAGTGTCTGCGACTGGTTTAATGTTTTGATAACCTACATTAGGATTATTAAAAAACGAAGAGGTAATATCTGGCAGGGACTGAGGTAGCTTTTGAATATCTCCTTCTATTCCCTGAGCGACACTTGAAACCCCCTGTTCAATGGGTTGAGCAATGTGGGCAATAGCAGAGCCAACCTGATTAAAAGCGTTACCAAAATTTTGTTTCAAAGATTGAAACATCGAAGCGGCTGTTTGTATAGCATTGTCCATAACATATTATGAAGTTGCCTGTTGGAAAGCGTTCAATGGGTTTTGATTAGGAAGTGATCCTCTATCTTGTGGTGTTGCTGGTGCATTAACCGTTGTGTTTTGTGAATTAGCAAGTCCTGTGTTCAAGTTGGTAGCCAGTCCCGCACTTTGCGCTCCCTGTTGTTGAATTTGTGATAAGGCGGATTGTCCTTTCTGTCCATAAATTTTAAGTTGTGTCTGAGCATTTAGGGTTGCGATTGCCCATTGCTGTTGCTCCTGAGCCCGTTGCGCGTTTATATTAGTAACCGTGTCCTGAAAATGCTGAATGGCTTGTGCGGCCATTTGCGCCTTATTAGATTGGAGCATTGCTTCATTACCTTTAATTTGTCCGATAAACTTTTGTAAGTTATCCTGTTCTGTCTGAATCGCCTGATCGAATCTTTCATTTGTCCCCCTAATTGCCAGTTCTCCTGTTTGTTTTATCTGTGTTATTTTATCGTTAATATCCTGCAGGTGTTGGGAGAGTCCCTGATGCAAGAGGGCGATATTCCTGCCAGTTGATTGTCCCAGTTGTTCATTAAGAAACGCTCCTGTTCCCGTAGTTGAGCCGTACCGAGCGAGGTTTCCTTGAGACATTTCAGCATACATGCGCTTTGCTTCTTCAACAGCGTTGTTTGTTTCATCTGTTTGCTGCGTTGTCTGACGGGATAGATCCTGTTGCTGTCCAGCGAATTGCTGGTTCTGAGTATCAAGCTCTGTCTGACGTTGTTTATTCATTCCCCCCACGGTATTGGCGGTCGTTTGCTGTTGAGTGCCAATAAGGGATTCGAAGTTTTGGATAACCGGCTCTATCATTTTATCAAAGACGCTGGTATCGGGAGCCTGAGGCTGTTGTCCCTTCCACTGGTTAAAAAGATTTTGTTTATACGGATTAGAAAGGTCTGGATGATTAGGATCGCCAAAGCCCCCACCTGTTGGCGTTTGCCATCCTCCGCCGCCCGAAGGCTTATTTTGCCCTTGTGTGTTTGCTCCTTGGATTTGTCCCCCTCCCCCGCCTCTTTGATTGTTTTGTTGTGGCTGTTGGTAGCGTAATTGATTACCCGGTTGATTAGAAAAATTATTAAAAGCCTGTCCTGATTGATTTAGCTGTCCCATTCCAGGAGTCGGCCCTGGACGAAAAGGGGTTTGAGCGGTAATTCCCATTGAACCGACATTTGCAAAATCTGCCATAAAATAAAAAAACTGCCTATTAAGCAGTCCTCCTTCTCAGATAAACTGCTTTGAATGTAACACTACTATATAGAAAAGTCAATCGGTCACATAAAATAGGCATAATCAATCCCCCGTTTATAGGTAATAGAGAGTTTTGGCGGGTTTGCTCCTTCAGCAAAGAAAATGCCACACCGGGAATCAGAATTAGTTCCTGGATAACCAGGGTCGACATTGTCTGCGTCATTACTATCCCGTGTGCCAAATTTTGTAATTCCAATGGGATTAATATTACCCAAGCCTGTCAAGTTGAGCGTAAAGTCATTATATCCAGCGCTGGCAAAACTGGCTTGAGCCAAATCGGCTGTAACTTGCGCGGCTGTCCCCAGTTGAGAATAGTCCGCGGCAACAAGAGTTGTATTTGACGCGGGACTTGAAGTGACAATACGCATTTTGAGCGCGTATGTTCCAGCGTTTAAAGCATTAGTATAGATACTGTAAATCGCGCTATAGATAACAGCGACATTACCTAATGTTGAAGTATCAAATAAGGTAATATCCCGATCAAATTCCTGATAATTTGACGCTACACCGGCAGTAAAAACCCGAAATGCTGTAGTTGGATTTGCTGTCGTGTGATCCGCCGCTGTGCCAGCTCCAACTCTAATTGTTGCCCATGTTTCGCTCACTCCTGCCCGGGTTACGAAGCCATCTGTTGAGGTTGTTTCAGGACTCGCGTTTGGATTAAAGACTGTCGTATCAAAATGGAAGCTTCGCAACAACTTAGGTAATCTCCCTCCAGAAAGAAACCACCAGACAATCTCCTGCGCTTCTTGAAAGCTTGTCAACTGATACGCTAAACAGTCAATCGCAACAAGCGCCTGATATAAAAGCTTCGTATTCACATCTCTTGTATAGACAGTCAGTCGATACGTTTCCTCATCAAGTTGTTTGATAGCGCCGTTAGGTAAATAAAGAACAGTATCCCGGTCAAACTGTTTGCCTACCCATGTGACTAGCTTGGCATATTTGCGAAAGAGACTTCGAGGATTGTTTGTATAACAGAGCTCACTCACCCCGTCCCTCCTTGAATCGTTAAATCAGTAATTAACCCTGCGCCCGCAAGCATAGAGTCAACAGAGACACTTAAGCGGTCCCCCTGCGCTAAGTTTTGCGTTGCGATACTGGCAATCGAGACGTAGGTTCCCCCCGCGCCGATGGCTGGCCGGGTAGTGGCATTGGCAAAAATGGAGACACCATTTTTTTGCATATCAAATCCGATTGAAGTACCGGAGGCCACAAAACGGGTAAGTATTGATATCCACTGCAGGGTTCCCGCGCGAGGCATCGTTAAAATCCCTCCAATTAAAGTAGTGGGTCCAGAATAAGAACCGAAGGTTTTCCAGACAGGATATATTCCAAGTCCTGTTACCGAGGCAGCCGACACATCAAGTCTACTCCCAATATTAGCAATTCCAACTGATGCAACAGAGGTATATAAAACATTGCTTTGTAACACCGCAACAGAAACAGGAGAAATAATCGCATTTAAGAGGCCATTAGTATCAAGCGCGACCTGAGCAATTGTCGTTAGACTGTTCCACATACCAACCGTTAAAATAGTCTCAATTACCGCGCCATCAGCATGCGACCTGGCTGTCCCCCCATCCGCGGCTCTTACCACTCCTGTTAATTGACCTCCGGAAACACCAGTAAACGTGATTACTTCACGCGCTCCCGGAGTAGACGTGCCGTTTGCATCAGTCCTATCAATAATCGCATATCCCGGGCCTTGTAAGTTTGTCGCGCTCGCCAGCGTAATCGTTGTAGCGCCCGTTGTGATAGCGCCTGAAATTGTTGTCTGGACAAAATTAGCGGTTGGTGCAAGCCAAAATGTATTTGCCACTATAAAGTCCCTCCTTCCCCGACAAGTCCTTGAATGACTGTTATAGGTGCAACACTGGCAACATCAACCTGCAATAAGTCTCCTGGATTAATATTCCTTGTTGCAATACTGGCAATCGAGACATACGTACCACCTGCGGCGATAGCCGGAAGAGTGGTAGAATTAGCAAAGATTGACGCGCCCCGTAGTTTAAAATCAAAGGCAACTGATCCCCCGCTGGCAGGATATTTCGCGGTAATACTCACCCATTGTAATGCCCCGGGTCGGGGAGCGACAAGTAACCCTCCAACCGCTGTTGTAGGGCCAGAGTAAGCACCCTGCGAAGAGAATGTCGGGATATAACCCCATCCTGTCACTGAGGCGGTTGAGACATCAAGGCGCGTACTGATTTGTAGTAACGCGAGTGAAGCGATAGAAGCATAAAAGGCATTTGTTTGTATACGCTGAATAGAAACAGGACTTGTTATTGCGTTGAGAAGTCCGTTGATGTCCATCCCTTTAGCAAGATTACTTGTTAGACTGTTCCACATACCAGTAGTCCAGACAGTTTCAACCAGTGCGCCGTCAGCGTGTATTCGGGCAGTATCTCCATCCGCTCCCCTTGTTAAGCCAGTTAAGATATTAATACTGGCAATACTCCCAAAAGCGATTGTTTCCCGCACCGATGGGGTTGAAGAAGGCGGCGTACCTGTTGTTGTCCGGTCAATAACGACATACCCGGGTACTTGCAGGCTGCCAATACTTGCTAGGGCAATCATCGAAGAAGTGGCAGAAACTTGTCCGTTTAAGGTAGTTGAATAAAAATCTGTTGTTGGTGCGACAAAATAACTTGGCATACTATTGACTTCCTCTTAAAGCTATGGTATAATTGCTAGTATGCGACCTACTCCATTGATCGAACTTACTTGCAAATGGTGTGATAAGCCTTTTAAGGTAAAATTCAAGTACCGAGAACAGAAGTTTTGTTCTTTGGCCTGCACTGGTCACTATGGCAATAGAAATAAAGTTAATAAGTTTCAGAAACCTTGTAAGATATGTAGTAAACCGCTTACTACTATTCCTTCCCGCGTTGCTAAGGGTAGAGGAAAATACTGTTCTAAAGAATGTTACACGGTTGCTATGAAAGGTGTACCTCACGCATCTCCTAGTGAAGAAACTAAAATGAAACTTTCTGAACAAAGACGAGGTAAATTGAATCCAGCTTTTAAACATGGGGAATCGGAATCCATGAGTCAATACAATAGCCGATTCAATAAAATGCTTAAAGATAAAATTATGACACGAGATAACCACCAATGTAATTGGTGTGGAGTTAAAAATAAAAGATTGGTTGTTCATCATCTTGACCATAATAAATTAAATAACGATTATAAAAATTTAATAACTTTATGTATTCATTGTCACTCCAGTTATCATAGACAATACGAGTGGGACAATGGCCTTCGCTAATAGGACGAGGAGTAAGACCTGTTTCCATTGCGAGGGTCTAACTCCACCCCCGATTATATTGGCATCCCCCCGAATACCTAAAAGTTCATAATTATCCGCGCTAGTGGTTGTTGTAACTGTTATTTGCATAATTCGGGCTATCATATTTAATTCTCTCCATTTGATTGTTTGCTGAGTGTTGATGCCTCCTCCTCCAACTAGACTAGTTCCCCAGATTGCTGTTCCCCAGATATCCGCCCCCCAGCCTGAATTTCCTGTTACTGGCGTAACGGTAAAGGATTTGGCTGTTACTGTTGAGCCACTTCGCTGTTCCAGCCGGATAGAAACCGCGACAGATCCGGTAATGTTTCTAAACTGCACAAAGATATTTTTAATGTTCTTAAAGAGCGACCAGTCTCCAAAATCCTCCTGGCGGGTTCTAAGAATGGTTTGTATCGCCACTCCGTTATCATCAGGAAATGTCTTATTATATTCCTGTACATTTGTATCATTGACATCTCCATAAAGCAAATGCTGGTCTGAATTACTATCCGTGTAGACCTCGTAGACATTTGCATCCCGCGTCCATGGCCCCATCCACGCGCTTCTTTCAACGTCATAGGTCATTCCCTGTCCCAGCCCTGGAAACGCGATGATATACTTTTTTAAGTAATACGCGGCGCAGGCATTTTGTTTCTGCGTTGTTGTTAAATTATCAAAGAACGGCCTGATCTTTAAATATAACGGATTGGCTCTAAGTAAATCTGAGAGATATCCTAACTGATATCCAAGGCTGTATAATCCATCCCGCGCCATGAAATAAATATCATTCTCAACACTGGTAATTGAGCGGGGGGCTACGCATCCATACGATGCGGTAACTAACTGCACAACTGGTACAAGAATTGTGAAATTGCCCGCTGTTATCTCAGTTAAGAAAATCTGCCAGATACTCCGTTGTTTAAAAACGACAACTCTGTCTCGAAATGCCGCAAGTCCTGTCACATTGTCTCCCGCGTCCGGTTCGATAAGAATCGAGTTTCCCCCATTAGCAATGTCGTACCGCTCCTGCAGGGGTACGTGACCTGAAATAACAACCATAGAAGGACTGCCTGCGATCCCTGCCATAACTAGTCTATCCTGCAGTCTGACGATATATTTGGCTGTCGGGCCTCCTGTTGAATCAACTATTGGAGGATAGACAAAGTCTGCCGTATTTACTAAACCAGTATCATCATAGGTTGTTGCCTGCGGCCCCACTCCCGCAATAAACTTCTCATTTCCCGGATCACGTCCGTAGACGTTAAATCCCTGCAGGATAGAGGCCGTTGAAACCCCTGTCCACGTTAAACGAATTGTCCCTCCCGCTACTCCTCCCAGTGCTGCTGGCTGATTGTTAAGGATAAACTCAGTTGATGCAAGCGTTTCCCCAACTTGTGAGATAGCGCTCACCCGATATCCTTTACTTGTTGTTCCTGAAGCTCCTGAGAGATTGGTTGCTGAGACAATTACCGGAATAGCAATCGTTGAGAAACCTACCAGAGTTGGCGAGGAATACTTCGCCAGTGGTCTGACTCCGTCAACCAAATACATGGTGTTATTTAATTGAGCCATATACATATTATTTCCGCTGGCCCATGATACGCCTGTTAAAGTGCTATAGCTGGCTCCTGATTTTTTGGTCAAATACCCTGCGTCAGTAAAGCCGAGTAATTCATTTGTCCCGTCTGATTTATAAAATCCCCTGAGTCCGCGGACTGCTCCGGTGGCCGCTCCTGCCTGATAATACAAGGAGGTTCCCCATCGTTTCGTTGGGACTCCCCGCCCAATAAGGTATAAATCATCGGCTTGTGCAAGTTCATTGTCTGCAATTTCATTTTCCCGTAATAGCTTATTTAATCCACCAACAAAGGTTGTCCAGTTAAATGGAATTAACTTTTTTGGTTTGTAAGTTACTGGTGGTAAAACTATCATACATACTTAAGCTATCCAAGGTTGTCCGTCAGTCGAATCGCCCCAACGAAAATCTCCAAAACGTGTCTGTTCAATTGTTTTTACCCGATCATAGGTACTTGCTTCACTAAAGGTATTCTCATAATCAATCATTTGTCCTAAGATGCGTTCTGATTCCGACTTCATTTCAGGAAATCTGTCATCCTGTCGCACTTCCCATAAGTAAGCCAAAGAACGCTTAATGACATACATAGGGTTAGGGATCTCACAAATATCTGCAGGGGATGCAAGCGATTGAAAAGATCGGTAGTAAGGCACAAGAACTGACGCGCCGCTTGCTAACGTAGGCGCGTGAATAAACATTGTATAGTTTGCCCTTGGATTTCCCCATACTTCAACCCATCGATCAGGACTGCTTATACCACCCGTATTCCCTCCCCGATTAGTTAAGGAAAATTGAGACTTTTCCTGCGGTCTGACTTCGGGAAAACGATCAGTTGTTGACCCATCCCATACAATAAGGGGGAATGAAGCTATTTTTCGAAAATCCAGAGGCAGAGCAATTGAAGCGTTTCCTGTTGAGGTTGAAACAAGAACAGAATATTCATTGTATAAAACTTGCCAATCATACGCCTCCTGCCACTCAGTCATGGCCATATTGATAAATTTTAGTCGCAAAGCATAATCCGTACTTGAAATATCAGAAGTTACGGGGTCTTGATCTGCTAACGCAGCTATGCGACTTTGGATTTCGTCTACGCTGATGACTGACATAATTACCTCAATCAACCCTCCACGTATGGGTATGAAGGGCTGAAAGCGATAAGCAAGATCAGCCACGAGCTGCTGCTGTTACTGATCCTGAAGGTAATACTGGAATCCATCCAAGCGTTACACCATCGGGATACGCAACACGAATTGCTCCTGTTCCTACAACTGCTCCTGTCGTAAACAGAATAGTGGTACAAGAAACAAAGCTCTGTCCAAGAAGCTGGAAAGCTGGTGCTGAAGCTGTTGAGCCAAGTCCCAGTGCGAGAAGAGCAACCGTTGGCGAGCCAACAGTCAGTGCTTGCACGCTTAGTGCGACTCCTTCTGTTGCGCTGGACTTAAAAGTTACACCAGGTGCGACTGATGAGCCTGCATTACCCGCAAGACCAATCATACGCGTATCAGACGTAAAATCTGCTCCTGGACTTGCTGCTAAGTTTGGTAAATTTGCCATAATGTATCACCCGACCTTTTCCTAAATGTTAGGTAAACGTTCCATTTGCATAAAATGTATGTTCTAATTCATCTGCTCTTGTTGAAGGGCCTGCGCCATTCGCTGCCCAGAAGGTACTCCCCGCGTCAGAGAGTTTTCGATTAACTGTCGCTCCATCAGTATTCTTATTCTCATAATAAGCGATCTCGTCTGATTTACGTTTAATTCCTCCTGTTTGGGAAAAAAGTGTCTGTTCCATATCATTCATCCGTAAAGGCGCGGTAGTACCACTCACTTTGCGGGCTAATGCTTCTATTCTTGCTTGGTGGTAGTACGTTAATGCCATAAAATAAAATAGCCACACAATTTGTGTGGCTTCTTCTCAAATACCAAGTTATTTATACTCTACTTTTTAATTCCTGTCAATCTAAAAGAAATTTTCAGGACCTTTAATACCGCCTTCTAACCATTTACCAATTCCTGCAGGACCACCAGTGCTCGCTACAACCGGTGTTGAATCAACTGATACCCAAACCGTTGAAATATCTGCTGCATTTGTGTTAGTTGTTGAAATATTATAGCCAACCTGTGCCGTATCCAACAATGCCTTAGTCCAAGCTGCGGCATCAGGATTTTGATATGTAATAAGAGGATAATTTCTTGGTGCAGCATTTGCATTTGTACTCCATGCAGTTTGATTAGGAGTAATAGCAACACTTGAAGAAACTGTACCACCTGTAACTTTTTTAATACGTACTTTGAATGATGCTTCTGAAGCAGCTACCGCTGCATTATATCTTACGCCAACCATAACAACATTAATCGTATCGCCCGATCCAATAGAGGAAGGAGTTGCAGTCATTTTAAAATCATCAATATCGGTATTAAGTACCCCTCCATTATATGAAGTGGCATCATCAGGCGTTACTTCTTTTACCCGAGTATAATTGTTTGCCGCTCCTGCTGTTCCACCGACTGCTACAGTAAATGAATTATTATCTCCTGCAGCATTAGGCTGAAGATGAACAATCTGTCCAGCTCCTGGGTAGGAAGTTTGATTTGCCCCCGTTGAATCATTAATAGCTATATCATCAAAAAAGAATACTCCCGCTGTCGCAATATCGTTACTTACGTCTAAATTTCCCCCTATAGAAAGCGAGTTAGGAGCATCACCGCCAAAAACAGTTATGTTTGAAGCTGTAGCAAAAACTGAATTACTAAGTCTTCCTTCAATAATGGTTGCTCCCGCACCTCCTGTGCCATCAAATTTAATTTCTAAAGAATACCATGTGTTTGCCGCTAAAACTGAAGACGCAGAACCTATTTGCGTAACACCGATGCTACTGCTTTCATAAACAAGAATAAGAGACCCATTTGTTTGTAATTTAATCATAGTAGTTGAAGCCCCATTTGCCAACGATCCATCAACCAAACCAAAAATTCCCGTTGTAGCATCAGGAAGAGTTGAATATCTAAAATAGACTCGACCAAAAATTGGACCATTTGTAATGCTCGCACTAAATTGAAAATTAGCTCCTCTAGCTGTTGAAGCTACTAAACCATTTGTTGTTAATGCGTAAACCCCTGTCCTTACTGTTGACGTTTGGATAGAAGCATTGGTAATAGTTGTCCATTCAACGTCCGCCGCTGTACTATTTAATTCAAATCCTGATTGCCAAATCCTTGCGATATTAAACAACCTCCTTTCATATTAAGCAAACCTCACATTTAACCCTATACTAACAGTTGCTGTTGAACCATTTATAACTGCGGTTAACCCATCATCAGCAAGTCCCCATTGAGAACCACTCTCCCCAAAAAATTCTATAAACCCGCCCGTGGTTGAAAGGGAAGTAAAAGGAATAACTGCAGCTGTAGCGGTAGCTATATTTGCCCGATAGAATCCAATTTCTCCTCTTCCAAGAGAAGAAACATGAAGAGTCTTAACAAATATTTTCTGTCCTGAGGGAGGGATTACAATTGTCGCTACTCCTACTGCTGAAATAATTGTAGCTAGCGAAGTGTAACCGGAAGAGAAAGTGGGAACTGTGGTTACGAGTCCAATAAACCCCTTTGGATCAGAAAGGGTAACCGTACCGATACCGCCTACGGTAACTAATCCAATATACGTTTTAGGATCTGGCCATGCCTGACCGTTTACCGCCGTAGTTAAACCTATAAAGCCTTTGGGATCTGCTAAGGTAAGGGTTGATATGCCGCCAACGGTTACTAAACCTATAAAAGTTTTTGGGTCAGATGCTGCGCCCGTATTTACAACAGCAAAGATCGTGGCAGAAGAAACAAGTGAACTAACGGTAACAAGTCCAATCCATCCTTTAGGATCGGCAGCAACTGTAGTTGTTAGCCCAATAAAACCTTTAGGATCAGCGAGGGTAACAGTTCCTATGCCTCCAACCGTCACTAACCCGATAAAGGTTTTTGAATCGGCAAGCGTTACTAGTCCCTTAATGCCAGTAAATGACCCCGGATCAAGCGTTACGTTACCCGCCGCCTGATTTAACGCACCAGTAATAGTAACAAGCCCAATATATCCCTTAGGATCTGCCCAAGCTGTCCCTCCACCAATTGTAACCAATCCTATAAACCCCTTGCTGTCAACGATACCCCCGACTGATACGGATCCAATAAATGTCTTAGGGTCTGAAAGCGTTACGTTACCGGTAATTCCTGTTTTAGATCCGGCATCTAAGGTAACATTACCACTAAACGTGGTTGAAATTGGCTGGGCAATTGAGACTAAGCCTATAAAGCCTTTGGGATCTGAGAGAGTTATTTGACTAATCCCGCCAATGGTTACAAGTCCAATAAACCCTTTAGAATCTACAATACCTCCAACGGAAACAGAACCAATGAAGGTTTTAGGATCAGATAAGGTCACATTTCCTACTGGGGAAACACTTGGTGTATTACCAACTGTTATGAGTCCGATAAAGATCTTAGGATCAACGGGACTAATCGTCACATTTCCCCGCAAGAAAACATGGGCAGCACCAGAGGCATTAGCTCCTGAATCAACAATCATCCCAACAGTAGCCCCGGAAGAACCATCAACTATCTTATTATAACCATAGTGAAGACTAGCAATCTGTTCTGTTGCTACAGTAGCTCCACTTCCAACTGATATATTTAATGGAATTTTACATCCCTCCTCTCTAGATTATGTTACATCATTTGCGTATGTCATAGTCATTCCCATCCCGATTGGTATCGGCTGTCCCCGTTTTATATTTACTGGGGGTACTAAAATCGTAATATCCTGAGCGTATAAAAAGGTTAAGCCCATGCCTATTGGAATAGGCTGTCCCTTCAAAATCTTACGACCTCCGCCTCCACCGCCACTACTTCCCGTATTAAATCCATAATAGAATGCTCCTAAGAGTTTTGAATATAAGCCATTGGTTACCGCCACCATTGGCGCTTCTGCTTCTCCGTCTAAGGTGAACTGTGGAGCAGGAACGCCAATGGTAACAGTAATTTCATCAAACTCTCCCGTTGCCCAATTAAATACATAAGCCATTATGAATACGTGGTTGTTGTTCTATTGTCCCACGCATCTGTTGCTATTTGAACTAAAATTACTCTATTGGAAGAATCATAAGTTAGCGCTTGTAATAACCAATTCGTATTGCTTGTTGTCGCCCCCATGATATTGTAACCCACATAAATAGGGTTTGCATCGGTACGAGAACCATAATCAAGTCTTTTCTGTGAAAGTGTTCCAGAAGGCACGTACTGCACTACAGACTTAGCTGCAATTGAATTTTCACCAAAAGGCATCTTATGCTCTTCGTAATCTATACTGGGCTGGATATTTCCTGAATGCTTTGAACTCATATAAGTTGTTGTTGTAATTCAATTCTTCTACGTTGTAGATCTAAGTACGACCATTTATAAAGTTTTGTTACCATCTCTTTACCTGTAATATTTAATCCTAAGCGTTTACAAAGATCTTTAATTGCAAGAGCCTGTGTTAAACGATCATCGCTTTTAGTCTCCTGTTTTGCCCAATCAGTCAGAAAAGCTATTTTCTCCTGAATATGAGGTATTTTACGATCTGAGTAATCAATATCAAGCGTATCTGCCATTCGGTGATAGTTGATATCGTCTAAAGGGGTTAATACTTCTTGTCTATTAGTAAAAGCTTCTTCTTTTACTTCCTCTTTAGCTTCAGATTTTACTTCAGCTTGTTCTATTTGTTGTTCGTCTGTCATAAATAATAAAAGCCACCAATTAAGACGGCTTGTTCTACAATACCACTCTCTTTTTACTCTTTTTCAGCTATATAGTCAAGCTTAAGGTTTTTACCGTTTAGGATATCCTTTGCGTCCTGCTGGTAAAGTTCAATAGCTATTTTATACTTGTCGTCCCATTCAGATGACAATCTTGGGTGGGAAATAGCCCGATATTCTAAGCTTTGATCAAGATACAGTTTATATCCAGCTTTCTCGAACCGGAGATTAGTAATTTTTTCACTCAAAGCCGCTCCTTTATCATAGTTTTCAGGCATACCCCCAACGTCATAGATAGCCTGACGGGGAAAAGAAGCGATACACCATTCTATTTCACTTGCTAAAGTTTCGTAATATGCTCCCATGTCTGTACGCTTACGCGGATCCTGCCATACCATATGCTCAGGCTTTCCATTTAGCACTTGATCGTATTGATTGCCAAGTAAACCAACGACTGATTTAGGGTTGGTTTCATAATGACTCCAGAGTCTCTCTAAAAGATCCGGAGGAAACCATAAGCCATCAGTAAGAGAGACAATAAGCTCTCCCTGAGCATATCTAAATCCTTGATTCCATGCCTTGTTAAGTCCGTAGTAGTCCCCCTCGTTTTTTAAAGGTTCCCCAACAACAATATACTCATATTCATATATTCTATCTACCTCCATAAACAGATACTGAGGGACAACAATGATCCATTCAAAGTCTTTAAATGTTTGTCTTTTGAGACACTTAGCTACTATCTCAAGCATTTCTGGACGCACCGAAGGGGTGACAATACTAATCATATGATTTTCGTTTTTTCCATATTTCTTTCATAAATTCAGAATGTTCTTCTCCTTTTTTAAAAGAACCACCATTAGCAGATTGTGTCCCCTTTTTTCCTTTATTCCAAACTTCCCTCCCTTTTAAAGATTTTTTTATTTTGTTAAGATGTTCCTCTGTTTTTTTATGTCCTTTTTTAAAATAATTATCTTTTCTTTTTAACCATGCCTTATCATATCTTATATGACATTTTGCACATAAATAAAACCAATTCTTAAATTCTCTATTATAAATTCCTGTCTTATTAGCTAACTGTACTTTTTTATTTTCATCCTTACAATGTTCACAAAGCTTGGGTTTATTAATATGTCTCCTAATCCAAGCATGTAAGCCTTTATTTCCTACTTTATCCCCTTTCCAGTTGCTGTGTAAGTTGTTGTTCATAATCTATAATTTTAAATTCTGGTAAAAATACAATAAATTTACCCCCTGCTATTAAATAATCCTTTTCCCGTTCTAGAAATTCTTTTAGAAAAAACCAAGGGCCAATAATCATAAAATCAGCTCCATCTTTTCTTGCCTGTTCTTCGGAAATAATAGGAATGCCAATTGAAGCCATTATTTTTCCCCATTTTTCAGGATTGCGTTCAACGGCAGCAACAATTTGTTTATTATCTAACCCCATATATTGTAACATACTTCCTGATCTGGTGGAAGCCCCATATAGATATATCTTTTTTCCTTTTTTAATTTGTTCATTAATAAAAGTAACTGCTTTAAGTTTAATGTTCTGTACTCTGAATTTAAATAGTAAGTATGTTCCCCAGTTATCAAGTCTGGCTTTCTTCTCCCACCTGCGAAGACGTTCAACGGGATTTATAAACTTAATATATGTTCTGAATGATCCACCGTTAATATCATTTAGCTCGACATCGACTATCTCTAAGTCATGCTGGTCTAAGAGATATTCCAGGGACTTTAAACTGTAGTATTCAATATGTTCATGGACAATATTATCAAAAGCGTTCTGTTCAAGCATACTGCCTAAGTAATTCTGTTGGATAATAATCACACCATCCTCAGTAAGCGCTTCTGTGAGGTCATGTACGAACTTGTGAGGGTCTTCCAGATCATAAAAGCAGGAAATGACTGTAATTATCTTAGCTTTTTTGTTTCCCATTTCTTTTTGCCATGCTTCCAGACTCCAGAAATCATTAATAACGTGATTGACAGTTTTCCGACACTCATTAGCCAGCTTCTTAATCGGTTCGCAGGCCACTTTTGTCAACCAGTAAGGATAAAATTTAAGCAGTGTCCCGTCATTGGCTCCAATATCCAGTACAATATCATCTGATTGTAAAATAGTATATTTCATTGCCCGCAGAGCGATTTCTTTCAAATTAGCTTTGATTGTATCGTTGATACCTGACTTATATCCGTAATTCTCGGTATAAAGCTCTTTTTGCGGGGTAGATTCTTTTAGTTGAACAAGGGTGCAGGTAGAACACATCACCATATCCAAGGGGTACTTACTTGGCTTTTTCCCATCGTTAAATTCGGAGAGATATTGATCTCCAAAGGATGCTATCTCTTTCGTTGGGCCTCCACAATTACGGCACTTCATAATTTATCTCCTATTTTAGTTAATACACCCGTAATAAATTCTTTTCTTGTTTTTGTAATATGACCTTTAATTTCATGATTTTCCCACTTTTTTATAACATTACAATTTGCACATAAAAGTTGATAATCTTTTGACCCATTTCGTACATGCTCTAACATATGTCTAATTTTTCCTTGCCCTGTTCTATTTCTTATTTTTCTACTATTTCCACCACCGTTTACATGATCTATTTGAAAAGCTCTTCTGTCTTTAAACCCACATTTACAACATTTATCTCCTAATAAAATATAGAGTTCGTTTCTAATACGATAATAATATTCCCTATCATGTTCCCTAGCTTTTCTTTTGTATTCCTCATAATTATTAATTCTCCATTTATATACGCTAGTTTTAGTTTTCATACCCCCAGTATATCATGGATACACATTCCTTGTCAAGGCATCGGTTTCCACCTTTCCTTCATCTGCTCAGGGTATGTTTTAGCAAAGAGTATATCCGGATACTCTCCAAACTTACTCTTAAAGTATTCTCTCCGCCTCTGATCTTCCTTGGCTCTTTCTTCCTGATTTAAAAGATTTTGTGTGGAGCTGTCTTTATGCTGATAAGAAGCCTTATTCGTATAGGCAGTATATAAACCTTCTGTTCGAACACGATACCAGTAATCGTAATCCTCGTACCCTCCTAAACCATACGCCTCATCGTAAAGAAACTTCCGGTGCGCCGGAGAGAGGACAAAAAATGAACTACTGCACCACCGTTCCTTTCCTGTTAATGCGGTCATATCTCCATGATTAAAAGCTTCATCATAAGGAATCATCCTGAAGTGACAGGAATAGGCTTTGTCATTTAATAAGACCTCTCTTGCTACTTCTTGCCAGTTCGATGAGACACGAATATCGTTATTGGAAATCGCCGTATATTTCCCCAACTCTCCTAACATTAACCCTTGATTAACCGCACGAGCGTACCCTAGATTCTCTTTATTTCGAATATAGGTATCAGCAACGGATCTGAGATACCCTCCTCCTACAGTTGACCCATTATCAACAACAATAAGATTAACCTCGCCAAAACTTTCAACGGCATTTTTAGTCAGCTCTAAAAGCTCCTCATTGATTATCCAGCAAGGCATCACTACAGTAAATTCTTTCATAGCATTCCTTTCTCTAAATTCTTTGCATAAATCTGTGGCGAGTAATTAGCTAAGATAAATTCCCGTGGAGTATTAAACTCTGAATGAATATACTCCTCAACAAAAGAAAGTGTTCGTACGTTTTTTGGATTAACGCTGGGAACGATATTCATACTCATCGCTTCCAAACAAGTACGTTCCGACCCGTGAATGGCAGGAATCGGAACGTACTGTGCTCGGTTATAACAATCTCGTATTACTCCTGGATTTAAGTAGCCTTCTAAAACAATAACACCCGTGTCATCGCAGGTATGACGTTCTCTTTCTCCATCGGGCTGAACCGTTCCAATACAAACAAGTTCTTTTCCTAGATGCGCTATAGCTGATTGTCGCTTCCAAGGACTAAAGGTTGCTGGATAAAAATATTTAATATCTTTTTGTACCTGTGTTGGGATATAGAAATCACTATCTGTACCGAACGCCCGAACGGCATGAAGTCCATGAGTTCGCACCTGATCGTAAATAGGTTGTGATTCACAATAAACAACATCTAACTTTCTTAAATTATTCCAATTCACAGGATCAGTCGTTAAGATGATACCCTTCTTAGCAATATATTTGTCTATCTTATCGAAAAAGGGACAGTTAGAATCTCCCCAGAAAAGGAGAAAATCAGCATCGTCTAAAGGTTCGAATTCTCCTAATAAAATATTAACTGTATGCTTCTTCCCTAATTCCATAAGCGCCGCGCGTAATCCATCCTGCCAATTAGGACAAATTTCCGCTGCTCTATTCCAATACCAAAGAAAATTAATAACCATGTTTTCCTTTTATAAAATCTAACATTTTTTTCTGCATTTCTAGTTGCAATACTTGTATTTCCTGCGGATCTATTTGTGATTCTGGAACTTCACATTCAAATGCTTTCATTAAACGATAATAATTTCTTTTAATTATGCTTTTTGCCTTTCCTAAAGCTTCCTCTTCCGTAGACGCAATTACAACGACTACAGTTCCTTCTCCCATATGATACTCTTTCCCCGTAGCTAATAATTGAGGCGCAATTTGCCCTTCAATATAAGGAGACTTATAATTAAAAGCATTAAATTCATAATGATAGTGTTTCATATTTTGTATGCCGCTAAATGTTTATATAGCTTATCAACGAGAGCTGGATGATTTGCCTGATGCCACACGTCATGTCCCACATCATAAATAACTACTTTGGGATGATATCTTTGCGGAATAGCCATTTTAAACTCTGCCTCTAATACTACAATCCGATCAGCCCACTTACATAGATAATCAAGCGTATATGAACTATTACCTTTAATTCCCGCCGCCAGAGCATCATATCTATAGATCCTCCGAAGGATATAAGCGAGCGTAACGGATCGGATATTCCCCCCGCTACAAACACACAAGATTCTCTTACTCGGCTTTTTCAAAAAATGCTCCTTCCCACTCAGATCTCATTCCATCCTTAAAAGGATTATGGTAACACCAATACAATTTCTTAAAAGGCCATTTCTTATTATGAAACATATCCATGTACAGTTGTGTTTCCGGTAAGCCTCCTATTCCATCATGGCCTTTTCCCACCCATATTCCGTCTTTTTCCTCAACAGCAAAATCGTGAAGTGCCAGTAAGCCTCCTTTTTTTAACCGAGGCCAGATGTTATCAACAATAAACTGTGTCACTTCTGCGTCATGGTCAGTATCAACAAAAAGGAAATCTAATTCTAGGGGTGCAAGAGTGCTATATTTTGTGATATCTCCTATCATAATTGGGGATCTACCACATTTAGCAAATACATTTTCCCCTGTCGCTTCCCGTTTATCGTCAAGAAGTTCCGAAGCAATATAATCAAATGGTTTCCCGTTCTTTTGCAAAGCTGACATAATTACACACGCTGAACCCCCAAGCCACGTACCAATAGATAAACATTTCGTTGGTTTATATTTTCTGATAAATGAATACAAAACAGCACTACTATCAGGATCGAATCGATGCTCAAATCCGCCTGGAAAGGTATAGTCCCAGTATTTATTTACTAATTGTGCTATTTCTTCATTTGTCATACATTATTCCATCAAATACAGCAAATACCGAATCCAGAGTAATGGAGCGGATTTGTTGCTTCATACTTATCATAAGCAAGCTTATCCCAAATAGGCCACAACTCGGGATGTCTGATGTCATCAAATAAAAGAACTGCTCCTTTTTTAAAGAATGGGGTGTATAAATCAAGCTCTTTCTGTAGTTGCTCGCCTGTATGGAAACTATCAAAGAACCACAGGTCAGTCTTACTTAAATCCAATTCTCCCCACTTGGTTAAATCTAAATCATCTCCAACAACAGGATGAAAATTACTATACTTATCAACAACATACGCAAATTCTAATCCCTGTTCTGCTAGAGTTATACTGTATAACTCAAAATCTCTATAGTTTGCATTCAAAAGCATTAAATCCCACACTCCCATAGCACCGCCTAATTCTACAATTGTGTGAGGCTGTAAAACCTCTAGAAGAGACGCAGACCATTGATAATACCTGTTGCCATTGGTGTTGAGAACATCCTGCATAGCTCCCTCGTTCAAAGCACGCAGGGCAGGTAAAACGGGTTTGATATCGTAGCTTTCCCAGATTTTATTTGCTTTTTGAAATAATTCCTTAGCGTTCATACTTTTGAACTGTCGTAAGACATCCGTAACTCAACGATTCTATTCCTTACTATTTTGAGATAAAGATCTAAATCGTGCACTGATGCTCTGGCATTTCCTAAAGCCTGAAGTAATAATCCAAACTCCTGAGACTTTGGTTCATAAAAGGTTGTATCCTTCACTAACCGTAATATCTCATTGATGTACGAACTTTCAATGAGCTCTAACTGTTTAAAAATTAATTCGTATCGTTGTTTTTCTTCTTCTTTCATTTTTTCCACCTCGCAATCTCTTTTAAATCTTCTGTTTTATGCGTAATAGGATCGGTATGTTGTTTCTGCCATTTGATATTTGATCCTTGCCATCTGCAGCAAGGCTGTGTCTTTTTAACTCTCTCGCCTTTATTATTAAGAACGAGAAAGGGCGTTTCGATAGTTGGTGTCGTTGATCCGCAGAACGGACAATGGTATTCGTTATTTGTCAAATTCCTCCTTCCAAGATTGGGCAATTTTCTCCCAAGAATATTTCTCCTGTGCCCATTTCATCATAGCTTCTCTGTCTCCTTCGTTCCAAGGTTTTTTCAAAGCCTCTAGGAGTTGTTGTTTGAACTTATCCTTTGTTTCCTGATCGTAAATATCCCCTTCAATCTTTTTACCATATTGAACGGTCTCTTTAAGAGCTGCATAATCAATCACAACAGGCTCACACCCGTAGGCTTGTGCTTTGATAGCTGAGATACAATTTACCTCTGCGAAGTGAGCCGGATAAGCCCATATGCCTGAAAGCAACATCTCTTCTTTTAACTCATGCTGTGGGATGCGTCCATGATCAGTTACCCCCTCCTGCTTAAGTAGCTCGCGCATCTTCTCATACCATTTCATTGAAGCGGGATTGTTTTTATAGAATTCCAGAAAGAGTTTCCAGCCATAATAAACGTGGAGCTCTGCATCGGGTACTTCCTTTCTAATATCAGACCACATACCTAAAAGATGTTCGAGACCCCTATCATAACTGGATGTATAAACAATTTTGTGATTATTCCGCATAGTATTTATTGAAATATTCATTCATTTCCTCTTCAGTTCTTATATACATTTTTTGTATTTGTCCACAACTATTACATTTATAGACATCTTTTTGGCTACCCTTAGATAAGTTATCTTCTATTTTTTTAAAATCATGTTTTTTTGTATCATTTCTCATAATCTTTATGACATATACACACGCATAATACGGTTCCTTCTAAGTGCGATTCCTGACAAACCTCGCAACGCATGCCTTCCCGATATTGTTTGCTCATTAACTCTTCGAGAGTTAAAGGTTTTTCCTTGATTATTACTTCGTTCATATTCCATTACTTGATATCATCACTTTCTCTTCCGGTAAGTCCGGTACATTCTCCCGTTGCCATTTACTAAGAAAAATAGCTTTTGTCATCTTATTATACCTTTCTGGTTTCCATTCAAGTGGATTTTGGACATCGTGCGCCCAGAAATAGGTCTTCTTAGCCTTCAAAGGGCTGTCAAAGAGCCCTAACTGTCTCCAAACGATGAGAATATTGAAATTATCCAAAACATTAAATTTATAATAAGGTAGCCACCGAACACCGTCTATTTCTCCTTCGTCATCCCCTGGATCACAATAAACAGTTACTTTATAACCCTTTTTCGTTAATTCTTTTGCCATATGGATAACTGCCTCCTCGCTGCCGCCTATAAAACTCTCTCTTGGATTCTCCAGCTTCTTTGAAGACCACTGAGTAAATCCCGGCCCGCAAAAGATAGCTATCTCGTTCTCTTCCCATGCTGTAGGAGGATTGTTCTTCATATAGAGATCTTGCACATAGGGGGTTTCAGCGATTATATTAGGAACTGCTGCTAAAAGGGGTTTGATCTTTGCTCCCTCACCTGTTCTCTGCAAGTAATTAGCCAATTCTCCTACCTTAAGAACCAAGTCCCGTTGAGTTTTTAATTGTTCAATCATGGTGAGTGCGTTAATGACTGTCTGTTCACCCGGAAAGAGTTCAATCATTTTCGTAGCGGCTGCCCACGCTTCATCTATTTTATGTAAATTAAGTTGACAGTTAAAAATAATTTCCAGGATTCTCCCCTGCATGTCTTTCACATTCCTAACCAGGGTAGTTTGTTTATCAGGAACTTGGGTTGCAAGTTTTACCCAATACATCGCTAAATCCCAATTCTGCAGCATAACAAAACAAAGAGCCAAGTTTACATACAGTGACGGTGCGGGCTCGCAAGGCTCTTCAAATGCCCGTATACATGCTTTGACTGACTTAGGATGGTCTCCCTTACGTCTATAAATCTCCGAGAGGTATTCGCAAGCCTGTTGTCTCTCCTCCGGCCAGCCGGATTTATTTTCTCCATCCAAGTACTGTTCAATTAAAGGAATACATTTTTCATTATTTTCCGGCGTATTCAAATCAAAATATGCTTTAGCAAGATAATAAATATGTCGTGGGTCTTTTCCTTGTGTCCGGTAAATAGCAAGTTCTAGATTCTTAAGATTCCTATTAAGAGAAATCATCCGGCTATCCATTGCCGCGTGATGAATTACCTCGCAATCCTTGGTATCGGTCTTTCGTGTTGGCCGTTGCTCAATAAGGGTTTCGTGAATAGGAGAAATCCATTTATACGCGTTGTTATTTCTGACCAGTCTTTCCCGTAGATGCTCGATAATCTTATGTTTCACATTCCCCTGCTCGTCAAACTCAGCCTGATAAATATAATTTACATACAAAGCCTCGACATTGTTAGCCTCGCAAAGTTTTGCTAAATCGTGAAGTTTCTCGCCGCCTTTTACGATATCGTCTGAATCCATCCAGAAAAGCCAAGGATATTCATCTTTGGGGACTTGAGACATATTGAAGTTTCTCGCCCGATCAAATTCAAATATCTTGTCTCCTGATTTCATGTTTGGTTCGTAACCTAAAAACTGTTGACACCAGTCGACAACCTCCTGCGTTGCTATTAAATGGAAATTCCCATAGGAGATGTTGATTGGTAAATCATCCCGCTTAAAGCTGTTAATTACATTCTCTGCTTCGGTTAATAAGTTAGTTGGATCAGTCAAAGTGATATAAACCGCGTCAACATAGGGAGTGATTGAAGTAAGAGCTTGCTTAAGCTGTTCTTCCTCTCCTTTCCCCCGTGAGATCATGGTTAAAGCAATTTTTTGACTCATACCGCCTCCCTTACCGCATATTTAGGATATCTCCAGATAAATTCTTGCCAAAACTCTTTCTGCATGGGTAGTTCGTCTGAATCATAGATTGCACGTATCATATACATAACCTGCTTAGGCATGTCAGCAACGTAGGAGGTTAATTGTCCATTCTTAGCCTTGGATACGCCAGAGTATCGTTTATTACCTATATTAGTCACCTTGCGTGTTGCTTTGATATCCTTGAGGTAATGCAGATAAGAATCATACTTTGCAGGATGGGTTTTCTCCCAAATCTTAAAACACTCCTCAATTACAGGCCATGGGTCTTGTCCTGACTTCTTTTTAAGAGCGTGGAGTTTATTTGCAGCTGAGAATACTGCTGTTTTCCGTTTTATTCCAAATTGATCGTAGATGTATTCCATATATGTCGAGAGAGTCGAAAAAGAACTCCGGCTCTCTCTAAAGCTAGAACTAACCTGCCAGGTTAAATCCTGAACTATACGCGTTTGATCGCTCTGCGAGATACTCAAGTGTTGCTTCTCCAACGATAAGACCGTTATCACGATCTCCATCTTTGGCTAGTTCAATTCTTTGAGGTTTCCTAAGATACGCAACTCTCCATTTGTCTTCTCTTAGTCCAAATACTGCCGGACCTGGAGTAGCTGTTGCTTTTGGAACGTCTTTGTGTCCAAAAATACGATGCACTCCAAAATCGCTTTCGTAGATCATCACTGGACGAACCAATTTCTTGTCCGATGCGTCTATGTATTTAGTATTACCTGCTGTGAAAGTTGAGATTTTTTGTCTCAACTGAAGCGTTGTTACTATCAAATCAAACACGTCGTCTGATCCAACATCATTCGCTACACCCAAAACCATTGAGTTAAGGTGAGTTTCTGAGAGTGAAGTACCAGAATTAAGGTTTGTGTAATGAGAGGTAACAATGTTTGCAATACCCGCCATTTGCCGACCAATACCTGACGATCCTGAAGCAATAGCTGCGTTTATAAGCGCGTATTCGAGCCTGTTTTTCCAGTCTCGCAATGCTTTTGCTGCCTGATAGTCATAAGGATCTCCTTCTGCTGCAATAGCTACTGATCGCTCAGTACCTGTTACACGGAAAGTAACTTGGACGTTTTGTACGATATTGTTTCTTCGTGAAGGTGCTACTAAATCTGCATAAGTCGCTTGAGCGCCTTCGACACTTGCCGTCACTGATGTAGGACGAGACAAGTAATCTTCACCCCATTCGTGGGTAGTTGCTTTTGCTGCTGTCGTTGCAAATAAAGTTGAGAGTGGATTGTCATCTGGTGAAACATCACCAATGATATCAATCAAATCCTCACGACGAATCGCTTCCTGATATGTTTGTAAACCGTATGCCATAAATAAATTCCTCCTTTCTTACGCCAGATATAAACCTAGCGTAAGCGCATCTCCCGCTAGGTCTTAGCTTGATTTTTTAAAGCATTAAGACGAGCCATTGTCGCAACAATACTTTCATTACCTCCACGTCTGGTTGCTTGTCTGACGTCTTCGTAATCAAGTGTTGCTTCCGGTTCTCGTCTTCCTGAACTTCCAGTTGCTTCAAGCGCAGCCTGTTCTTTAGGACTCAACTGTTCGATTGCTGCTTGTGCTGCATCAGCTTTTACTTGTTCAACCTGCTTAAAAGTTAATCCCTCTACAAAACTTGCTGCCCCTTCCAGATCAAGCTGTTTACCTCCGTACCTCTTTGGATCTACCATTGAGGCAAGAGCGATAGCTGCTGCAAGGTTTGATCGTTTCTCATCGAAACTTTTGCTTTCAGGGTTTGTCCAATCATATTTTTGGTATGCTTTGGCATATTCACCCTGTTGTCTGTAACTGGACGTTTCTTCTCGTGCTTTCTGAGCTTCGATACGTGCTTCTCTTGCTTCCTTCTGTAGTTTGGTTAACTCATCTGGGTTAATCAAACCAGTTTCAGGATCATAGATTGGCGTATCTTCCTCTTTATTTTTTGGTTGAAGTAATTGTGTATAAGCGGATTCTATTCGCTCACGGGACTGGCGTTCTTCTCGAAGCTGTTTTTGTAGTTTCTCAAACTCGCTCTTAGTCCTCCCTGATACTTCCTCCGGCAATCCATCCTTACCTTTCTCAGGCTCTGGCGTTTTTTGATCTTGGACACTAGGCATAGATGTCTGCTGAGTTTCGGTCTCAGCCGTTTGTGCCTTTTGTGTATCTTCTGGCATATACACCTCCTTTCAATTGCTCATAAGGCGAGCATCACCCCAATTTCCAGTTATTAAAGCTGGTAGTAGAATAGAAATCCTGTCTAAACCTCCATTCTACTATCAAATTAATAACTGATCCCCTACATAGATATGTCCAGCCTTCAAATGTGTGCCTGGACTCAATGTATAACCAATAGGGCACGATCTACATTTAACAGCCATACTCTCTGTGTGATAGAAAGTATGCGTCTGGTTGCCATCCTGATCCGTAGGACAAGAAATAGTCTTGGGCTTAAAGGTAATACTGCCTTCCTCTTCCCCTGTCTGCTTACTTCCCTCGCCCGCCGATTGGCTTGATTGCTTTTGATCCCAGCTTTCCGAAGTTTGGTCTTGCTGCGCCATATCCACCTCTATTCTTATTTACTTGCGGCATACCTTTGCCACCTTTAAGTTTTGGTATCTTAGCTCCTTTACTCCCGATTGGTTTACTGATGCTTGATTTCTTTGTTGCCATATAATTCACCTTATCTTACTTGACCCTTTGACTTTTAGAAAACTTATTAGAACCGTATTTCTTCTTCGGTCCGTTAGTAAGTGCCTTTTGTACCTTTTTATACGCCTTTGGTGTTTTCACTTTAGGCTTTCCTGGTAAAAGAGGCTGACTGTTCATTCCTTGCATATTAAGCTACTGCTGCTCCTTCTGCTGGTTGAACTGGCGTTTGTGGCTCAACTGGCGCCTCTGTAGAAGCATCTGGCGTTGGTTCCGCAACAGGTTCTGCTGGTTGTTCTTTGTCAACAAGCCCCTTTTCTACAAGAATTTCATTAACTACGTCTTTAATATAATTTTTAACTGCATCCATAATTATCACGCTCCTATCCCTTTTCCACTTACGGAAAACTTTTGTATTTGCATACCTAGAGGCGTTTTATTCTTCCCTAATTTCATAGCTTTCTTAAAGCTTTTCTTTTTATTTATTTTTGGTGAGTTTTTCATAGCTGTTGGGCGAGTTGAAACAACTGTTGAACTAATTGTTGGATTTGTTGTTTTACTTGGGGATTAGCTCCGCCTCCACCGCCACCCATGCCAGGTTGTCCCCCTGGTCCTTGAAGCATCTGTTGCGCTGCTTGCATTGCATTTGGTTGTGTGTTTGGATCCATAGTTAAACCCCGCTTGGTTTATATACTTTCGGTTTTGCGTCCTGTTTAAACCCTTTAGGATTCTCATTACCTTCTGAAACCCCACCAAGTCGATAATCAATACCTCCCCGATTAGGACTAAAGCCTTTAAAGGTTTTACCATTAGCTGTTTGCTCATTACTGGTATCTCCAAAATAATTACTGGGTGTTTTACCGCCAAACCCTTTAGAAGTATTTGGTTGTTCATTATTTACCACTCCACCCCATGGATTAAGATTGGTAACATTTGGTGCTTTATTACCTTTTGTATTTATATTCATACTATCACCTGCCTTATGCCAATTCAGATCCAAATGGAATTGGATCAGCTGAAACATTAATGGTTGTTCCAGAACCTTCTATTGATATTCCCCGTCCATCATCTGCAAAATTACGTGTTTCATTGGGACCGAAGTGATATTGATATCCTTCGTTGTCAATTGCTGTACGCTGATCCAGCGAAGTATCAACAACCTCTGTGAAGTCATCGTCGCCTGCTACTCCTATATTTAATCCTTTCTGCTTAATTCTAACTGACATACTACTCCTTTCCAGTGAACAATAACACTATTTTTTAATAATTTCAACTACCAATATTAAACGGATCTACTCCTTTTCCTTTTTTCTTTGCTTCCAAGGCTAAGCTTTGTTCTTTTTGTTGTTCTACCCACAATAAGATCTCTGCGCATACTTTCTTAAAGACGCTTGCTACTTTGGCTGCATAAACAAACTCTTCATCCTTCGTAAAGGAGACAGGATCAGGAAAAGACTGATCGCGCTTTGCAATAAGAAATGGTTTAAATACTTTCTCATAACCTTGCGAGTTTGCCATCTCAGTTATCCATTGACTCTCAGTTAAAGCTTGCTCTTCGTCTGACGTTAAGATTTTCTCAGCCATTATTTATCTAACCACATAAGAACTAATCCTATTACCATTAATACTGATCCAACAATATTAACCGAAGGAAAACCTGCAGGATTCCATACCTGAAACGCAATAATAAAAGTAAGTCCTGTCCAAAGTAATTTACTACCCATTACTGAACACCTCCTTGCGGCATTTGTCCATTAGGCTGTTGTGGTTGACCATTCATTGGTTGCTGTCCGTTCATCGGCATCTGAGGCTGCATTCCAGGCATTTGTGGTTCTCCTGGCTGTTGTCCTAGTATCCCTTCAATATATTGATCTGCATTCTTAAACCCTAGGTCTTCAGCATAATCAATCATAAGCTCTGCCGCTTTGACTTTCTTTCCTTCCTGTTGAATCATCATATTAATTCCCGTTGGTTGTCCTGTCTTTGGGTCCATACCTGTCACTAAGTCAATAAATCTACTCTTAGCAATTTGAAGCATATCGTTCGCATCATTAGACATTGATCCCACATCAGGGATATATTTATAGTCTCCTTCCAAATCTCCCTTTTCAATAGTTAATTGTCCATACCCGCTCCCTGGTTCCATTCGAAGTTTTGTTTGTGTTCCCTCTTTGGTCTTGACAGGAAAGAGAGGCTTTTGTAAATCTTCCGGTCCGACAATTCCTGCCATTGCTGGATCACTCAAGGTTTTAATCGCGTCATCGTCCAAGCCTTGTGCATCCAAACCTTGTCCTTGAAAATATGAGAGGGCATCTTTGCCAACGATTGTAATAACCTTTTGTTTATCTTGCTCTGTTGAAAGCATAAACTGTTGGTTCATTTTATACCAGAACATCATTTGTTTTTGTATTGCTTCACTGAGGAAGATTTGATTAAAGTTGTCTCTTGCATTACGTGATTGAGCCAAGTCTTTTACTTCTGTTGCAGTCTTGTCACCATTACCTGGTGAAAGTTGTGAAACATCAGCTGAAGTTTCACCTAATGCTTCCTGCATTGAGGAAATAAGAAGTCGATAGGTTGTAGCAAACTCGCCAATACCTGAAATGGCTGGTTGATGAGGGAGGACATCTTCTGCCGGATTATTCATTAACCATTTCTTACCAGGACCAAACTCTAAGGTGTGCATTTGAACAGCACCATTAGTATTCCTAATTTTAAGAGGAGTATAGAGACTAATATTGATAGCGTCCAGATACTGACAGAGAGCAGCATTAACTGCGTTCTGAAGCTTTTCAATTGGTTCAATTTCTGAAAGTCCATAGATATCATCGTCTATTGGATAGTATTTTAACTGAACTACGGGTATTTGTCCATGATTATATGGATTAGGGATGTCTCTGATAACAATACCATGCTTAGGAACGAAAGTAATCCACCGTTCTGGCCGATACTCAGTACACACTTCTAGGGTTTTATAGACCTCGTCTTGTCCCAGATAGTCTACAAGTCCTTTAATTGTCTTGTCCCGTACTGAATAGTTAGCGGCCCGTGTATCTCCGCCCTTACGTCCTGCTTGCATAAGGGAAGTTCGGAGAATATCTAGGTTTTTGTAAATAGGTTTACCTCTCGCGGCATCATTTGTTTCAGTTAATTCCTGCCAGGTAACATAATCTCGGAGAATAATCCAGTTTTTAACAGTTGGATAGGAAGGATTGTGCAAAACATCCCGATTAGGCCAAGGTTTAAAGTTAGGACCATCAAAATAGATGACTGATTTACCGCTTTTCTTCTCGCCTGTGGGTTCTATGTCATACTTTTGGTAAACTCTTTGGTAATGCCATTTGCAAAGGCCAAATGATGCACCGTATTTGCGTGCGTTCATATCCATCATTGCCCACTTAGCTAACATTGGCGTACTGTCAGCTCTCTCGTTGTCATCCCATTGAAAATTAAGAAGCTCATTGTTAATCTTCGCTCCTAGAGCATCACCGCTTTCCCGTGGCAACATCCTTCCTCGCGGCTTGTTTGCAAGAATACGAGATGTCTTCTCAAAGATTGCTGTGAATACCCTAGGATCAAAGACTTGCGCTCGATAAGGCCAAGAATTCTTAACGATGTAAGAGCGAAAGAGAACATCCCGCTTATCAAAATCTACCATTCTCTTTCGGAGATCCTGTTGAGACATAATGTAGTGACGATAACATTCGTAGAACGATTTACGTTCCTCATCGTTACCTGCCACAACTACTTCTGATGCCATGAATTGAATTCTACTCCTTTCTTACTTAAAGTCAACTTTTAATTGCTGGTTCATTCACTTCTGTACTTGCTTCCGGTTTAATTTGCGTTATCATTCTTGCCTGCATGAAGATTTGTACCTTACCATATCCATCATAAGTTAAGCTACTGATTGCTCTGATTACTGGAATAACTACCAAAGGATTAACATGTGTTTCATCTAAGGCAATCTTTATCATATAGAGTGCCGGATCTGATTGCTCTAACATTGAAAGAAACCGTAATTGATTCGCTTGTTGTATTGTTGATAAACTATTCATATTTAACTTCCTATATCCCAGTTATCCACAGAGTTATCCACACTACTATTATTCATATCTAATGACCAGTTCTGGTTAGATAAATCATTGGCAGGAACGGTATACTTATTAGCTTTTTTATAACTTACCATAAAGTATCTCAATGCGTCGAGTGCATGGTCATTTGCTTTTTCTGGTACATCCGGTTCGTTGATGTCTTGTGCTTCTCTGACACTTTTTTCTTTCCAGCGATAAGTTTCAAATTCTCTGATTGTGTTTGTACAAGTTGAAAAAACAAACAATGACGGCATAGCTTGTTCAATTGAGGATGTATACATGTTTCTGGGTTGTATGATTGGGACGCTTCTTCCTGGTGTTGGTTTAAGATGCTCTGCAACTTTCTCAATTCCCAGTCTGACCCATGAGTTAAACTGTTGGGTAAGTTCTTTGGTTGCGGGAGTAATCCAGATCTTTCGCCATTCAAATTCTTTAATCCATTGTGCTCCGCTTGGATCTCCAAAGGTTTGGGTAACTCGTTGCGATAGTGGTCTTGCGTTGATAATGCCAGCATGTTCATCAATAGTCCGATTAGTGGTATAGTACTCATCAGAAATAAAGAAATTATAATCACCATCTGTAGCAATCCAGAGACATGTGGTAGGATTAGTAGAGCCGAAATCCATACAACGATAAACATCCCAAGATTCCGGTATATCAAATGGATCGATAACGTGTAGTTCTCTTTGAAATCCTTTGTAGACAAGTCCGGTGAACTTCCTGAAATCGGCAAGATATTCCTGAGCAAAAGTATCTTCTGTAAGTTCTGTTTTAGCATGATCTATTTCCTCTTTCTTGATGTAGGGATTATCATAACTTGTAAAACGCCATGATTTATAATCACTTTGGGAGGTCTGTCCAGCATTATAGAGATCGTAAAAGTGGTTGTATCCTTTAGGTGTGGAAATAAAAATAACAGGAGCTTGGTAATCAGTAAGGGTAGCACGTAATACCTCCTGCCAAAGCCAAGGCCAATTTCGTATAGAAGCGATTTCGTCAATAACCAATCCTCGAAGTTTAACCCCTCGTAAAGCGTCTGGATTCTCTGCTCCCTTGAGTTCGATAGTTGATCCATTTTTGAGTGTGATTGATAATTCGACTTCATTCTTTTTATCTATCCATGCTATTGGTACAAGCCGTTTAAGTTGTAACCAATGAATTTGCTTGGCTTGACGATAACTTGGTGAAACAATCCAATATAACCCTTTATTCTTTGTTGCCCATTGTAAGATAATAAGAGCTGAAAGAACTGATTTACCCCACCGTCTACCTGCACAAATAATTCTGAATCTATGTTCATCTTTTGCAACTTCGAGTTGTCCGACATGGAGTTTAACATTCATTCAAATACTACATTCATATCTTCTGGATTATTAACCTGAACTAACGTAGTATTATCATTCATTCTTCCTTTTACTTTATAACCTAATTCCAAATATTTAGCTCTTGTTTGATAATCAACGATTATATAATCTGGTTCTGTATGAGAGTTAATTACTTTAACTGCTTCTAATCCTTCATTGTGTACTTTAAGTAATTTATTATCTGGTAAGTATTGCTCCATGAGTTCCTGCCAACCTTTTGATCTAGTTAATTGTTGTGGATTCTTAGCTGTAGTAGGTGGATATCCAGCATCAAGCATAGCCTTACTCACGGCCAACTTACCATTGGATTCCAATACTTTATTTATTACCTTACCTTGCCTCGCTGTCATATCGCTGACATTATATCATACCCTTCTCATTTCGCCTCAATCAATAACGTTTCTTCCGGCTGCCACCAAATTAGTCTCCATTGATCATATAATTCATTCGCTGGCTCTTCTTTAAAAATAATCGCTTGTGGATGCAAGTATTTCTTAAAATCATTAAGAGCATATTCGCTTGCAAACCATCCTTCCCGTATTTCTATCATTTTATTTGTTTTATTCATACTTCGACTAACAAACAGTTTTACACATTTATCTTCCATAGTTTGTATATATCTTTCAAATCTTGTATACAAAGTACCTTAGTTTGTATCGATTCTACAATATTCGATTTTACGTGTTGTTTTGAGATGCGTAACCCTCATTTTAACAATGGGAACACTCTGAATGATATTCAGCTTTTTGGCGGTTTGGATTCTAAGAGAGTTAAAACAGAAAGACGTTCTACTAAAACAGGTGCATCACCAATATCATAAACTATAAATTTTTTTATTTTCTCCTGCAACCCTCTTTCCCATTGTTCTTTTTTAATTACCAATAAGGCCTCAATATCTATTTGCTCTTTTTCCCACTCGATACGTTGTTGAGAGAGTTCTAATTCAAAAAGTCTTACAATAGCCAAGATATGTAAATCAAGATCATTATGAGCTTGAGCATATTGTCTAAGAACCGTAACTATTCTTTCTTTTGATGTCATACTAAAAATGTAAATGAAAAGAAAGTATAACCAATCCTGCTCCACTTAAGAATCCAGAAAGCCAAAATAACCATTCTATGTCAATTTTCATTTTCTTACTTTCCTTTCCATAGCAACTAAGTCACATTATTCGGTTCGTAATATTTCTAAAACATCCTTGATTGCTCTTTCATAAGCTATTGTTGGAATACTCCAAGAATGCGCTTTACTACTAAGCACTTCTTCTGCTGGCGGATGAACATATACCAATTTACCGCCTACAAAATCAACGCATCTTTCTTTCAATTCCTCAATTTCTTTTATTTTGTCTTCCATACTTTTAAAATCACTTATTTGTTGAACCAAACTTGACTATGCCTCAAAAAATGTAATCTTTCTCCTTTTCGCTCTATCAACCATAGTTCTCGCCAGTAATGTTTGAAGCACCAAACCCATCCAGCCCAATCTCTCAGAAAAGAAATGTTACGACAACCAGGTGAAAAACAGCTATGCAGTTTTCTCCATTTCAATTCTTCTTTTGATACTTGTGCTGTATTTCCCATATTACTTCGACTAATCAATGTTCTTCCACGTGCTTCCATAGCACAATTCTAAATCCGAATAACTCTATTTTAAACAAATACTTAAAATACTCGCTTCCCGTCCACGCATCCAAAGTATTCTCTGATCTCACATAAAACTTATCCTTTTCAGGAGTTGCGTTTCTAACAGAAGAACGCTCTGGTTCAAATCCTAATGGTGGTTGTCCGTCAAATAAAATCATATCTAGTTCTAAAAGGGTCGTTTAGTCTGCGTTCATAATGCTTTTATCATTAAACTTGCAATTCCATAAGCTATGAGTCCTGAAACTACCAGAAAGAGAGCTAATGTAATAAAAATATGTAGCCAAAATTCCCTACGCTGTCTAGCTCGTAATGCGTCTAAAAATTCTTGTAAAGTTATATCACGATAATTTTTCATACTCCCCATCTTCATATTCTATAGATAAACTTGTTACATCTTCACATTTGCCTGAATGGAGTAATTCACCACATTTATCACAAATTGGTTTTTCTTCTTCATTTTTACTCATAATACCCTCCATTCTCACACATGAACTAATAGTTCCCGACGAGATTCTGACTCGCTTTCTCGCAGAATTGCTAACCTCTGCTTCCATAGCTCTTAGCAAGCTCTAATCGGATAAACCTACGGGAACTATTAGTTCATGTAAAAGTTTTTCCAGTACCTTTTTATATTTGTAAGTATGATTTGACCAGATAAAAATAAAATAACTTCCTGATACATTTTTACAAACTTCAAAAGCAACATCCTCCATCCTATACCATGTTTTACTACTGACTCTGTCAGGTAACTCTACATGCTTTTTGAATTTTCGTTTTATTCTATGTACTTTACCCATAATTATATACGCTTTTATGCCTAGAGACATGCCTTTCCGCACTCTCTACAGGTATTACTCTCTATAATGCAATCATATTTATTTTGCATATTTGAATAATGACAAAAACACGTACAAGGTGCGCTTGTCTCAAAAGTATAGTTAGGATATTTCCCTTCCATCTTTTTCTTTGTGTCAACAAAATCTTTTATCAGATCTTTACTCATAAGTTCTATTGATTGTCGGCACTCTTAGCCTTGAAAAATCGGTCATAAAGAACTAGCGAGCCACAAACTGCGACATTCATGCTGAACGGTCTTTCAGTTGGAATATAAACCGTCTGATAGCCTTCTGTAAATTCTTCCGGTATTCCATGATCCTCCGCACCAAGTAAATAAACTGCTCTTTCGGGATGCGATGCTTCTTTTAACGATTTCGCTTTATCAAGCATTTCTATACAGACCAAACTTGACCCGTCGGGTAAATGTTTAATAAGATCATCAAAATCCGTATAGTTATACAAAGGCACGTGCAAGGTTGTCTTGGGTGTATCACTCGGTTGCTTCTTGTATCTTGCACCAACGGTAAAGATAAAATCTGCACCGAAAAGAAATGCTGAACGCCAAAGCGTACCCATATTTTCGGTTGTTTTCGGTTGATATATTCCTATTCCAAAATAGCCTAATCTTTTCATAATTTACGCTCCGAATAATCTATCATTTACCGTCCAGTTCTAATGCTTGTATAAAGCCTAACAACTGACTTAATTTAGAGTTAAATGCAGGTATTAAATCTGCACCGCTATTAAATTGAGTTTTATCATGTAATTCCTCAACTTGCTTTGCTAATTCTAATAATCGTTTTTTATATTCTTTATTCATAACTCTACGCTCAAAAGGAGCTAAAAATCGGATTAATCGACTAGTTCTCCTTCACTCTCTCCAACTAATACATACTTAAATTTTCCTTGTCGTTTCATTGGTACTTTAATTTTATAAGTATCCTGAATAATATCTTCTACTTCATACGTTTTGTCTTTTTCAAGGGTTATACCTTTATCTATAAATCTATCTTTTAACATTCGAATTTTCACAATTCTTTCAATAACTTACTATAAATCATATAAGCTAACTTCCTATCTTTCTTTGCTGGTGTATTTGCTCTGAGCATTAAAAGATCAAATCCTTTCTGTCCGAGTTGTCTAATTTTGAACGATGTATAGGCTGGTCTGTCATCGGTTCCTAATTTTTTATGACATCCTATACAAAAACAGTCAACATTTTCTTCATCGAAACGAACACTTTCTTTTCTTCTACCATGATAGTGACTCGCTTGGAGTCCGATAATACCTTCTTCTCCCCTCCCCCGTAAACCACAATTCATACATCGTTTAGCTTTTAATCGTATATAGCGACTAAATACACTATCGGCTTTATCCCGCTTTACGTAAGACCAAGACACTACTTAGCCTCCTTAAGAAGTTTAAGTAATTCCTTAGAGTATCTTGTATTTGCTGACCTTGCTGCTGACTCTGCTAACTCTGCTGCTGACCTTGCTGCTGACCTTGCTGACTCTGCTGCTGACCTTGCTGCTAACCTTGCTGACCTTGCTGACCTTGCTGCTGACTCTGCTA